GGTTTCTTTTCGATTTTTAAGGGTGGGGAACTAAATAATTTTGATACGGTTAACATGGTCCCCATTATACTTAATTGTAAGAATATAATTACAATAACGGGGTATTTATCTATGAATTTTTGTAGTTTTTTACGTTTTTTTCTTAAACGTTTACGGAACTGTTTCCAGTTCATCTTATAATATATTTTTAAATTAAACTCTAGTATATCTCGCAAAAATCTCTTTTTCACCTGTATAATATAACTTATATGATTCAATAATACTTGGTACTTTGTATTTATCGGGCATACACGCCGGTATTCGTGTTAATCCATGTTTAAAATCGTGTATTGGATAATACGCAGTTTCACTTTCACGAAGTTCGAAATGTGAAGGTTTGTTTTTATATAACCAAAGTATATGTTTAGAACACGCGTGGACTTTACCAAACCGTTTAGTATATTCGAGTGCGAGTGACATTCCAATTTCACCCGCAAAATTATAATTGTTTATGTTCGACGATATCCATAACGTTGTTGGGTGTTTTTTATGTGCAGCTTTGTACCCTCGACGTGCTCCATTAACAGTATAAGGTGCATTCAATTCCACATATTCCGTTTGATCGGAATAAAACCATGCAGTATACATCATTTGACATATTTCGAGTAGAATCTTGATTACGTGTTGATCACAATACATATAAGCAAGCTCTTCGGGATTCATAGATAAAAAGAAGATATTCATTTTGTAAATTATTTTTTATTAAAAAAAGTTTGACTTAAGTTTTAATCGTCTCCTCCATCTGACACGTAATCGTCTTCAACGACTTCTTCATCGTCACCTTCTTCGTCCACCACAATCGCCTCGTCTTCCTCTGGTTCGTCTCCGTCTTCGTTATTTTCTTCTAGTTCGTTTTCTGAACCGTTTTCGACTTCTGGTTCGACTTCTGGTTCGACTTCTGGTTCGACTTCTTCTTTCTTTTCTTTCCTTTTTTTCTTTTTCTTTTTAACATTTTTTGATGCCTCGCTAAATTCTTCTATTTTTTTCCACCCCTTTTCTAACATTTTCTCTCTTTTTTTATTTTTTTCTAACATAGTATTTAAAAAAGTATCATCGTACCCCAAATTTTTATAAACTTTTATTACTGTTTTAATAGATGGTAATTTCATCTGTTTGTACCAGTTTTCATAAAGAGAAATCATATCTGTATTAATTTTAACACGAACTTTACCATTTTTCAAAACATTTAAATTAACTATTACTGAATCTAAATATTCAACTTTAGAAATAAATTTTCGAGATAAAGATTTTGGTTTTTCAATCTCATACACGTTCGGTTTCTTAAAAGGAACGTTATAATAATTATAATTTTTTTCTAGATCTTTCAAATACGATTCGTGGTTCTGTACATAAAATACTTTTTTATCGGAAATATGACCTTCCTTTGTGTTAACAATATCGTACAAAAATGTACCTTTTTTTAAACTAGATTTAGGGTAAAAATGTGGTTGTACTGGTTCTCGAATTTTAGCTCTTATATTCATTTTATATAATATTAAAATTTATTCTTTATTAAAACTTAGGTCTAATTCACACTGTAAAATATGATGAGATTGAAAATTTTGAAGAGATTCAAAAGGTCCCCAAAGTTCGATGACTTTACGTTTTTTATCGTACCATATGTAAGATAAATTGAGATATTTCGTAAGCCAGTAAAATTTTTTACCTGACTTACCGATAAAATTGAAAATATCGTTTTCATCATACATAGAGACGTCCATTTCACTATAATGTGTATTTGGGGGGTTATAGTTTGGCATATTTTATTTAATATTTTATACTTTTATATATCATACTTAGGTTTATTTCATTTGACACAAACTACAATATTTTTCCTGATTGTTCTTAGGTGGGTCTGCTTTAGTAGTTATTATATATAATATCATAATAACAGCTACATATATCATATATTTGGATTCCATGTTTATTATTAATATAACGTATTAAAAAAATTCTTCTTCCATATATGATATATCCGATTCTGAATCTTCGTCTTCGTCATCATCATCTTCATCTTCATCGTCATAATCTGAATCTGAATCCATAGGTTCATAATTATTATCACCAACTCGTCTGTATAACCCCGTTTCTTCTAATTTTTTTGTGTCGTAAAAACCAGAAACAGTTTCTTTTTCTATTTTTAAAAATTCGTCGTCAAATTCATACATACCATCACCACAATAATTTAAACAAGAAACGGTATAATGATCAATATTATCTTCGATTATTCTTGCTAACAGTGTTATATTATTATCATACTCAACGTCTATTATTTGATTAATCATTCTACCATTTACATGGTTTAAATTCTACGTTTTCCAACGCGTATCACAATTATGACAAGTTACAAAAACAGTCATAGGTTCATCTGCACTACGTGTTTGCATTTGATAATAAGTAGTTTTATATGATTTACAACGTCCACATCTAAAAAGACCTTTATAATCAGGTTGATTTAATATATTTGAAGAATATTCTCTTTTCATGTTATTTTCTATATTTTCTTGTAATTTTTTAGAATAAGGACCGTTTGGCCATAACATTTGTGGACTAAAATCAACTACTGAAGAAGGTTTAAAAATACCTTGTAATATATTATTTTTAAGTATATCTGATTTCTGTAAATTATACTGAATACTCAAAAATTTATGTTTATATCTATTTAAATGTTTAGGATTATCTTCGTAAGGATAATCACCTAATTTGAGTGTTTTTTTAACAGCCCAATTATTTGTACTCTTTTCTAAATTTACACAAATTGAATTATTTTTGTCTAAGTTAAGAAGAGATGCATATCTTTCCTGTACGTATTCCCTTATCTTAGCTACCATTATTAGTATCTAGATAAATGTGGCATTTTAACTTTAATACATTCTGAGTGTGATTCTGGGGAACACGAATTCAAGGGGTCTGATACCCTTTTAGGTTTATTTCTAGATTCGTTCCACTTGTCATCCAGAACAATATTCTGGTAAAGTTCACCTTTATAAAGTATAAAGTATACTATTATAAGAGCTATGGCATAATATGCAAGTGTATTCATTTACTAGAACACAACTTTTTTTTATTAGTTTAGAATAGTATGACGCGTGCTATTTTGATAAATGAAAAAAGAAATGACATACACGAAATAGATGTTGACATTTCACCTGAAAAAAATGAAATTTTTAATATTTTAAAAGGTAAAGCAAGTTTTATTGGACAGTGGCCTGATGAAGATGTTGTTATACTTAAATGCAGTGAATCAGTATTTGATCTGAAGTTAAATGAAAATAGAATACCACGCCCTTTTACAAATATACCTGTTTTAGGTAGAATATTACTCTTACGAATGGATGAATATTCTGAACCACAAGATTTTACCATAAAAGAATATCATAGAATGACTAAAAATACACAACCCAGAACAAGATCATCATCTAAATTAATTAGTCGTCCTTTGAGTAGGAATATAAGCTATTCCTCGCAGGACTGCCTGTGAATATTTCATGCACAATTGGAAATGTGTTTGTGCCCATTCAATAGGATTTTCTAATTTAATACCAAACGGGTTTTCATTTACTGTTTTAAACATATCTTTACCACCTTTGGTAGGGTCTGAAACTTCTACCATAACTTTATCTATTTTTTGTAACCAAATAATATGTTCTTCTTTTCTTGGATCGAATTCCTTAACAAATGACATTTTTATACTATTTATTCATACATTCTTTAACCTTGTATCTAATCTTGATTTATAATATCTCTCGTTTATTTCACCGTCTATTTTCTGACCAGATAATGATATTTGTAGTAAATCTTCCTTATATGTAAAAGTATGGCAATAAAAGTAACAAACACCCGTTCCGGTTGACATTTCGTCGAGTTGACTCTTTACCATTTCTTCTATGAAAATATATTCTGATATGTTTTCGGGTGTTCTTTTCTTAAAATTTTTATCGGGGTTTATTCGAGAAACGGGTTGATCTAAATTCATGTCTGGCCATACACCATAATTTGAACGATATTTACATATGTAGTTTATACATTCATTAGCAGTCTTTTTTTTACTAAAACAGATTATACGTGGTTTACCGTCTGGGTCCGTGATTGTTGTATATCCACCTTTCACGATACCTATAAAATGAAACTTCATGCCCCAATTTGGAAGAACATGTGCACTCCCAATCATTATACAATATACATACAAAACCTTTATACTTCATCAAAAGATTTACTTGTCTCTGATGTAATTTCTAGAGACTTCATTAACATTTTTCTTGATATATCCATGTTTTTCTTGTGCATTTTTAAGCCTATTTTTTCACCATTCGTTTCACTCGTTTGTGATAACCATCGTTTTAATAACCCTTCTCTATTTTCCATAACACGAGATGCAATATTTGTTTTACCGTTTTCGTACAACGCCTCTATAAAAACGTCGCCAGAACTTGGATTATTTTCGTTTGAAAAATCGCATAACCAATTGAATTCACTTTTCATAGGCGATCTATCCATTTCATATACCTGTGCTAATGTATATTGTGTAGATCTGAACGTAAAATATTTTACAAGTACAGTGTCGACGTCATCAAATGTTTGATCAGAATAATCATTACCTGAGACACACCGCGTTAATATACGATTTCTATAACTTTTTATAGGTTTAATTACAGATACGGGGTTTACGCGACGTGTTATCATCTTATTATTTAAATAGAAAAAAAACCTTAAGTTATTTTATATAGATGAACTTTCCCAAAACACCTGGCCAGTGTAAATATATGAGGGTATTACAATCTCATAAACCTATTATAATAGCGACGGGGCCGGCGGGTACAGGTAAAACTATGCTTGCGTGTCAACTCGCGACAGAAAACTTAATGAATAGAAATACCAGTCGTTTAGTATTAACGCGTCCAATTGTAGGTGCAGATGAAGATATGGGATACCTACCAGGTGAAATGGAAAGAAAAATGGAACCATGGACGAGACCAATGGTAGATGTATTCGAGAATTATTTAACACGGGGACAACTTGAACATCATGTGCATATAGAACCCCTAGGTTTTATGCGTGGAAGAACATTTGATAACGCGTATATAATTGCTGATGAAATGCAAAATAGTACACCTAATCAAATGAAAATGTTAATAACAAGACTGGGTAAAAATACGAAACTAGTTATAACGGGTGATTTAAAACAAAGTGATTTGGGTGAAAACAGTGGGCTCGCAGATATCGTAAATAAAATAGATGGTTTAAACCTAAAATATATCGAACATGTCACTATGGAAAATGATGACATCTTGCGACACCCTGCTGTTTCTGAAATACTTAAGATATACTAAGATTTAACAACACTCATTTTAAGAGTTTTAATTCTTTCCTGTACTTCTTTTATCTTTTTTTTGTGTTGTTTGAATTCTTCCTTATAAATATCCGCCCATTCTTTCATTTGTTTAATCACTTTTCTATTATGGGAGTACCAAACTATTACCTCTTTACTTATTTTATCACAAGATGTATACTCATCCATAACAGTTTTTGAGCATTCTCGACCCATTTGACAATACTTTATAATATCTTCGAGATCAGCCATATTGTCTGTGTTAGAAGTACTAAGATCATCAATATATTCTAATTCTTTCTCGAGCATTACATTATCTTGATATTATTTTTTTAATGACTTTTATAGCCTCATTTTCTTTTATTTCCAACCATTTACCGTAAAAAACTTTCTTAAGAAATGATGATTGTATAATTAATTAAAGAAGTAAATTTTATTTTAATCAGTATGAATGTAAACAGTTTGATTAAAATAAAGGATAACAAAAAAGAAATAAGTATACCTTATTGGTATATTAAAATATGTTGTCACGATAATTACAATGGTGAAATGAGATTATTAGATAGTATAATATCAAATACCGAAAAGAAATGTCATATTTTTGATGTAGGTGCAACTGGATCAACATTTCCAAACCACGTAAATAATAACGACGTTCATTTATTTGACCCTGAATTTATAGAATCACACGCGAAACACGAATGTACTTTATATAGACACGAAGTAAATTACAAAAAAGATTCAGTTCACGTAAATAAATATGCACTTGGTCCAGATGAAAATAACAGTATTAAAAAATATTGCGACGAAAATAACATATCAGAAATAGAATTTTTAAAAATCGATACAGACGGGTATGATATGGAGATTTTAAAGGGGTGTGAAAATATAAATATCAAATACTTACAATTTGAATACGATATTAATTACATAAAAAATGAATGTAACGTAAATGATATTTTTAACCATTTAAAAGATTGGTATTTTTTTTACATAAAACCAGAAGGATTAATTGAAATTACAGAAAACAACCCATTTAATTACGATTACGTGTATTGTAATATTTTTGCATCGAAAGAATACCCGAAAAATATCATAAAATCATTTAAACCTATAATAGAAGACGGTATTATAAAAACAGACGACGTAAATAAAATATTACTCGGTATATTTTGGGAATCAAAAACACCACCACACTTTCCAGAAGAATTAAATACAGTAAACGAAATTGATATTAATCATATTATTCCATCAATAAGACAATATTACGGAAATATGACTTTTAATACACTTAAAAAATACTTCATATAATTAAAAATAGAAATACTATGATAATCGATTGTTTTACTTTTTATAACGAACTTGGTATTTTAAAAAAAAGATTAAATTATTTATATAATCACGTAGACCACTTTGTTCTTGTTGAATCTACAGTAACACACAGGGGCGAACCAAAAGAATTATATTATGAAAAAAATAAGGATACATTCAAAGAATGGAATGATAAAATTATACACATCATCGTAAAAGATAATCCAGTGGATAAAGATCCATGGGTAAGAGAAAACTATCAAAGAAACTGTATAACAAGAGGTCTCATACATTTTAAAGATGATGATTTGGTAATGATATCCGATGTAGACGAAATACCTCACAGAGAAGCATTGAAACTTCCAGATAATATAAACACAATTACGTTTAACATGATTTCTTTTCAATATAGCCTTGATTACATTCAAGTTCATGAACCATGGTTTGGTACAATTTTAACAACTAAAGAAAATGCGGTAAATGTAACACCACAAAAATTAAGAGAAACAAGATGGCACTTCTCGTATTTAAAAAATACAGGTTGGCACTTTTCATCTTTTGGTGATCATAAATTTGCTTTTAATAAAAATATACATTTTGCTCACTGTTTTGATAAAATAAATAAAGCTTTAACAGAAGACCATTTTAAATATTATATGGAAAATGGTCTACACGTAGATGGTATAACAAAACTTGTTAAAGTCACAGATGACATATTAAAAAGTGTACCAGATCAGTTAAAAAATTAAAATCTCAGTACGTATTAATTATATAAAATATGAGTAGAATATCAAGAGGGCTAAATAGACTCGATGGAAAAAGATTAGAATTGGAAGTATCTATGTTAACTGTTATAACTGTTTGTGTACTCGCAGGTGTGTATGTATACATAACATCGACAGGTATCTCTATTATCGACGAGTGTGATAAAATAAAAGAAGACGAATTTTGGGTAAAAGCAAAAGAATATATGTCACATTCTTTGGCTATTGTTTTAACTATACCAGCAACACTCCTACTCATGAAATTTTTTGGTGAAGACGCGGGTGCATTCTTTCTCCTGTTTAGTATACTAGGTTTGGCGACGTCGGGTATAGCGCTTACTGTCATAAACAAGTGTAAACCAGAAGGTGATCTTGACGATGATTGGAAATTTAAAGATACTACATCAAAAGTTGGTTTAGGTGTATATGGGTTATTTTTAGTCATGGGATTCTTTCTCTTAAACAGAAAACATAACGTAGTCAATAAATTGAAAGGATATTAAAAAAAAATAATTAAATTAAATTATAATTATATGAACATACATGAATCTATTCATATAATGTTAATACTCTTGGCCCACGTGTTTCGTGGAGCAGGAACATTTACACTCGAAGAAAAAATAAAAATGATCAATTTTGTAGGATATATATTGCATAATACAGATCTACCATTATTAAACACCGGCGACAGCTGCTACTACCAACCCCATAAAACAAACCATAGCAGCACGCCCCGTATTAATTAATGCAAAGGTTTCGAAATCTTCATTCGATAACTTACCAACTGCATTTGTCATTGTACCTATAGCTATCAGGGAAGAACCAAGACCCAGTATAGAAAGTGGTAAATATTGTGTTTGTTCAATCACATTTAACCCCGTAATCCCCCAATTAGCGGTTCCCAAAATCGTTCCAAACATAGCAGCGCGACCGTTTACCGCCTCTACATATTTCCAATTAACACCCGTATCTTTATTAGCACGCGTTACTGTTCGAATTGGTCGTCTTTTCTGTATCTGAATAGTTTTTGAAACTTGTAATTTATTTAAATTAATAGAATGCATTTAATTCTTTTTCTTTTTTATTCTTTAAGATCCTGTGTAATATATAAAAACCTAAAATTACAGCAGACCCAGAATACATCGCAGAAAAATTAGAACCTTTTCTATACTGATATATACTCCACAAAAAACTACCTATTATACCTAATATGGTATATTCAAAACTATAATTACTAAAATCGGTTGTATTACGGATATCATTAAAATTAAACGCCATCTGAGTCATGCCTATAAGAATAGCAGAAAAAGCTATATAAGAATCAGTATCCATTATATTAGTTAAAGAAAATATTTTATAGTCTATTATAAAATGTCAAGCCCGGATAAAATTATTGCAAACTATGATTCAAAATCTAAACAATCAAAAATTGTCGCATTGGAAATGAAAAAAATTGTTGAAAGATACAAAGGTAAACGTATCACTAAAGAAAACGTATGTATTTTAGTATCCACTCTTATGCTTCAAGCAAATAACCTTAAGTCTATTTCTGGACCAGATAAAAAAGAACTTGTCATGGATTTAATTTTTTCTATAATTGAACAAATCGATGATGGTGATGCCGATTCAGAATTTGAAACCTTGCTAAAAGCAATGGTTCCTGGTATGATAGATAGTTTTGCACTCATGTTAAAAACAAGCGCTGGTTGTAAAAAACTATTTGGATGTTTTGGAAAATAAATATAAAGTTTATAAAGCTATATTTATAAATGACATTTCCTGATTTAGAAACTATGATAAGATATGGTATTTATACTATAAAGGATTTAATAATGTATTCCCATAACAAACTAGTAAAAAGAAATATAAAAATATTAAATGAATGTAATAAATGTTGTTTTGTATACGAAGGTAAAGTATGTAATAATTGTTACGATATTAAAAATAATTCGCTTGTATAAATAAATGTCATATACCACAGTGATTACTTATACGACCAAATTAAATATCCAATCAAAAAGTGATCCTATATGTTGCTCCGAAAGACGACTCATAAAAAATTTAAAACGTGATTTTTTAAAAAGGGGGTATAAAAGTCACCAGTTTTCATCTTGGGTGAATAGAAAACATGGTACATTAGTGATATCTCGTGAAACCAGTTATGGTGACGGTATATCACTACCGTGTGTTTTATGTAGAAAAATGATAGAGAAATATAATTTTAAATGGGTCGCACACGACGGAGAAAGATGGATACATTCGTGTCGATCAATTGATATTCCAAAATCACGTCCTACAAATAAACAAAAACGATTATTAGGGTTTGGTCTTAATGACTAATCCTAATACAGTTTCTAAATTATTTTGATTCCTTTTCAAAGGTTTTTCGCGTTTCAATCTCAACGTTTCGTTATTTCCTGATGATCTATTTATATCTTTTAATCTTTTTTCATTCGAAATATTTGCTACTATTGGTATATTAATTTCGGGTATAGGTTCAATATTTATTGTATCAATAGGAATTTCTTCGTCTTTTACGTTATTTTCTCTAAACTGTTCTATAGACATATTACCACCAAAAACTTCTAATTTTTGTCTATGTGGCGCCTTTTTTATAGTTCCAATTTTACCAAAAAGTTTCTTACGCATCATGACTATATTTCCACATATAAGACCTCCTCTATTACACCCATATTTATCAATAGTATACGTTTTCATACAACTCCAAGAACAAAAATATCCCGCCGTGTAAAATTTATTACGGCGTTCGTCGTGTTTATAAGGCATATTCAAAGGAGTACCTTCGAATGGATGACAGCACCACCAACACCACATTCATATAACTTTAAATTATGTTTTTTCTTTAACTTTTATTAGGTTAAAGACGTAGTCTTTCTTTATATTAATGATTTTAAGTATAGATGTAGGTATACGTAATTTAGCCATGTGTATGCTAGATGAAACCTCTAATCTTATCGTACATTGGGATGTATCCGGTGTTCCTCCCGAACATAAAGACGGGTTATTTATATCTATGAAAAATCATTTAGATGAACGACATTGGGTTTTAAAATCAGATACCATACTCATTGAAAAACAACCGGATAAAAATAGAAAAATGAAAATCGTAGAACATTTTCTTCATGCATATTTTGTTATTATGAACCCTAAGGCCGAAACTATAATTTATGACGCGCGCTTTAAAATACCCGATTTCGCGGGACCAGGTAAAATCATGTATAATAAACGAAAAAAAGCATCAATAGAAAGATGTCAAGAATTTATGTGGAATAACCCAGTTAATGCACACTGGATACCTGTATTTAATTCATCAAAAAGAAAGATGATTTAGCTGACACTGTTATGCAAGCTATTAGTTTTACGAAGCGTATTGAACCCATACAAGGTGTATCGAAAAAGAATAAGAAACTTGTACCAAGAAAACCAAACGAAAACCAAAAAAGAACCAAATATTCAAAATCAAACCTCGCATACATTTATAAAAACAAACCAGAAATCGAAGTTCTTGAAAATAATAAACGGTTCATGAAAGACCTGAAAAGGTACTATAGAAGTATAGACGATTTAATTAATGAACTTGATTAACGTAAGTTCTTATCGGCCGTATAATACGTCTTCCCCTTAACAACAAAACTGTGTACGCGCGCATACGCCCATGCTTGTGGACTCGCACCTGGTCGGTGTCCCGTTCGCCATGCGGCTAATCCACGATCGTAGACTGTTTTTAGAGTTTTTAACGGTATACCCGTCACTTTGGATATATCTTTCAGTTTCGTTACACCCGGGTACCTTTTACGGAACTTTGCTGTGTAGCTAGACGTTTTCGTAACCGCTTTCTTATCGGTTTTAAATGGTCTGTAATCTTTTTTTAACATCTTTTTATACCGCGTTTCAACTTCTTTCAAGGAAGAAAGTCCCCTGAA